CCCTTGCAAGAACTCAGGTGTTGCTCGCTCTGCAGCCATGTGCAGGTTGTGCAAGCTCCTATGGTGGGATATTTCTTCTTCAGTGTCGGAGGCGTCATTGATGAATTGATCCTCGAGGTCGTACTCTCCGACCGACTCTGGCGCATCGTTGCATTCATCACCTTGGTCGATGAATTCCATTGTCGAGGTGACATAATTGAAATGGACAAACGAAGTTACTTTTGTCGAAGAAGATAGTAAACTGTCTTGCCTTTACAAGCGTTGGTACATGGACTTACTATGGGACAATGGGCAACTTTATACACCAAGAGGAATCGCGGCACGTGATTCCACCGCGAAACCATTTTTATAATACTATATGGTTTCGCGGTGGAAGTGGAACACTTCCACCAAACAAAATAACGTGCTAAAGCAGGTTAGCCGAGGTGACCGGCGGGAGCCGATGGCCAAAGCACAACCGAAATTGGGTGTGCGTCAGTGGCTGAAAAGGCGGTGTAAGAAAACAAGAATTACGACGAGGGCCAAGAGACGCCTGACCTTAAAAGGCAAGATCTTCCCCTCCTGCATAAGCCACGCAGTCATTGATCCTGATCTCAGGAACATGACCAATAGCATAAATGGCGCACTCCCCTGCGCCTTGTCGGATCACACTTTGTTTCCTTGGATACAGGTTCCGACAGTGAGCTCGCTTCAAAATTGGTTCCACTCATGGATCCAATCATCAATTACCTTCAAGCAAGAGTGAATACGTGTCTTGTGGAGACGAACAGGCTTTATCAAGAAATTGCGACTGTCTCAAGATTATTGGCCAGCTTGCAGGCGGCAGCCAATCAATCGAGACTTGCCGACATCAGGAGAGACGCGTTGGAACCGCCAAGCTCTGTACGCGTTGGAGACTATTTAACTCGTGGCGCTCCCATCCATCTTGAAGAGGTAGTTCAAACAGATCAACTTTCACCTCTGCAAGAACGCCACCCCCTTCGCACAAAGATCTCTTCTTTGGGACGCAAAAATTGAGTACTTTTCGATTTCAGACGCTGAAGAGGAAGCTGAGCAGTACTCAGACTATCTGACGCGTCAGCAAAGATCGTACCAGCACGAGAAGTGGTGGAAAGGTTTGACAGATCACGAACGCGCCGTAAGGAGCAACGTTATCAATCAAAACAAGACTCGTTACGAGAGTCCTTACTACAGGTATGCCTCCTAGGAAAAATACCAAGTATGAGCACCAGTTAGAGGTGCATGATTTTAAGCAGTTCAACCAAGGACGTGCCATGGATGGGCTAAGTTCGTTGAGTTGGGACACGTGGCGGGCAGCTCGTGCCGAGAATTCTGCCGCGTGGGAGCTTCAAAGATCTGGTGTTCCTCGGAAGACGGTACTTCAGATGGTACGAGAGTAAGTGCTGACACCTCGTTTAGGATGCCCGCAAAACGAAAGGCTGACGGCCAAACTAGCGGTGCCCTTACCAAGAAAGGGTCGCTAGGAACCAAGTACGGTGGCGGTGTTAAGAAAAACCGCGATAAGTACGGTTTCAAGGGTTATGACGCTGATGAAATGATACGGATTGCTAAGTTGGTTGAATCGTCAACTTCTAAGCAGATCAATAAGAACATTGAGACCCAGTACTCGACTGCGCTCATTGTTATGACTGGCGAGGATGTCGCTGCTTCTACAACCGGGTTCAGGTTATACGGCCTGAATGATTATCCCAGTGGCACTGGGAGTACGACTACCTTCGTCGACAGTCCGTCACAGTGCATGATTTTCAATCTGTGCACCCTCTCACAACCTGGTTCTAGTATCCAACCAGGATACCGTCAAGGTCAACGCATCAACGCCCTGTATATCAGCGTCAGCGTTACAGGGTTTTTGTTGAATGCCACTGGAGATTTCTCCTATCACTGGGCCATCGTTCGTCGCAAGAATGATCAGCAGAACCAGAACGCCTATTCAAGACCAACCTTGGTGGATATGTCTTACATTGGCCTTTACAAGGGTCTGACCGACGGTCCACTGTGTGCTGACTCGTTGACGGCGTTGACCAGTGCTCCTAAGCCGGTGGGCAGTGTTCCCTCATCTGCCGTACCCTTGCCATACTACATGTCGTCCTGTAGACGCAACACCGACCAATGGACTTTTGTGCCTAAAGCACATGGATCCTTCGACGTCAGAAGTGCACCTATGGATGTCGGTACCTCAGACGGGGCCCCATCTGATGTTCATTGTAACGCTGTCAATGCTTCGGTCCACTTGCCAATCAATCAAGAGTGGGACTTCGTTCAGCGTAACGGTACCGACTTGAAAGGTGGAAACTACTTTCTCGTCATGTGGCGTGAGGGATCCCCGTGGCCAGAGAAGGCCAATATCCCAACATCCTTGGGGACTGTAGAGCAGTTGAAGGTGAAAGTCGAATTGGCTTTTAAGGATGCATAGGGAGGTGGTGGATCTGGGGTGCCCACTACACCTAATCCTACCCCTCCTACTACTGATCCGGCCACAGGTGTGCCGGCTCCTCCGGTGTACGACACTACTCAACCTGATATGTTGGGTACATCGGCGACTGCGACGAAGACTCAGCTTGGGTACGTTGATCACAACTACGATACCAACCTCTATCGGTCGCCTTATTATAACACGCCTGCAATAAATTCCGTGCCTGGCACAGTGTTTCTCGATGATGTTTGCCCTGGCCGCTGGTCTCGGAGGTACTATACAGCCTCCGATGCAGCATCACTCAGTGGTGGTTCCGGATACTTCGGATACGACACTAGTGACCAAAACCATTGGTGGTCTACCAATTTCATTGACGATGGTGACGCGTCGTGCACGACCGTTTCATCTGGCGGTCAATATTACTCGAAGAATGTTACCATTGATAGCACGCATATCCTTATGGGTGTCGTAACTGTCGAAGGTTCCATTGTCAAATTGACATGGGGTTCGACGTGGGGTCTAGTCACCAAGAACGCTCTGTTCGACTACTTGGATTCCAATACTACGTACGTTCCTCGTACGACGACTATACCCCGCACGTCGACTGGTACTGTCGATGTTACTGCGTTGAATACGTCAGTCATGAAATATGCACCTACCCGTGGTTGCTTTGTTATGTTCGACATGTCAACGAATGTCGTGCTTTACACTATGATGGACGGTGAACAGAAACAGTTTGCCGGTTCACAGTCCGGGTCTGTTGCTCCAGCGTTGGCGCTTAGGACAGCAACTGATCCAAGCTCCTTGCCGCTCTCCTCGAATCTGGTTGCTTTGCCGACGTTTTCCAACGGCGCAGCTTCAGGAGGAGGTGTTGGTGCGTCATCGTGGCAGTTGGATAAGACAACTGCTCCTCCTCGTTCTTCGACTTGGTTGGTAGCGGTTGACAACCATTGGACCGCAACCGACAGCGGTGGAGTTTTCCACAACAGTTTTTTGGATGCACAGTCGAATAACACTGCTTGGCTTGTCAGGTATGACAAAGGGAGCAGTGGGTACAAATGGTCAAGTGTTGACTCCTCGTACAATCTGGTCAGCAATCCAGCTGGCACATTGTACAGTGGCTGGGTAAGATCCGGGACTGCTTATCAGATCGTTGGCTGGTTCTCCGGAAATTACATCTGCTTTACAGGGTATGGGGTGACGAGTGCGTCACCGCCCGCGTCTGTTGCAGGACAAGGGTCTTATTTGTTGACTTCGTCTAACGTTCAGTCTGAAATCGTTTCGAGGTTGCCGACCAGTTCGACTGTGTCCATGGGCTTTATATACGATGCCTCTGTAGGTCTTTATGGCAGCGTTACCTGGATCAGTCAGTTGTAGGTCGCGTTCTTGGGTTTCATGTTTATGACACCCACTTTCTTATGCTATTGTTAGAAAATATATATTTGGATTTCTATTATTCGTCTTCTGTTTCGTAAACTAAATCACACGTGGCTATTGGAATCCCTTCTTTAACACCAATCGTAACACAGTTACCATTGAGCCAATCCATGTCCACGTGAGATATTCCAAATTCCGGGTTGTGGTTCGTATTGAACACAACGGGTTTGCCCCAAGTAATGGTATGTTTGTGTAAATACTTATCACTTACGTCAAGCTCTTTCTGGCAACCGAACCAACCTTTGTATTGGTCGTTGTTTAGCCCAGAAGAGTTCCATGATATGTCATCCCATATTACATATTCGAGTGTATTGATGTCCAAATCCAACAGTTTTTCGAGGTTGAAGTTGAGACACATATATCCGTGACGACCGAACGCTCTAGCGGCAATTGTTTTGCCCAGTTGCGTCGGGCCCCAGAGGATAAGAGACTTTACTCGTCCTCCTCTGACTCTCCTGGGAACGTGAAGCTTATCTTCGGCTTCGAGTTCACTGGTGTATTCCCACCCCGGACGGGAGAAGCGTCTAATCCGATTCGCTCCGTCTGGTAACGATCCGAGTATCCAGTGTCGGAGTTCCGGATACTCTTCCCAGTTGATGACGAGTCCCGGAGGATTCTCATACGGGCGTACCTTGGATCGTCTAAACTGCTTCTCTTTCCTATCCATGAACTGAGAGATTGCTGGGAACGATAAGATTGCAGCTCTTGGATCAACTTTAGTGATAGCTTCATAAACCTCTTCTGAGCGTTCGAGAGTGTGCACAGGTCCCCAAGCTTCCTGTCTAGCAGAATGGCCTTTAACGGGATCTGGGCGTTCGACGGTGCAAGCGACAATATCTCCGTCTTTCCCGGCGTAATCAAATACGAACTCAGGTGTCTTCCATATAGAGCGTATGTTTGGATGATGTCCGTTAAGGTCAAAGTAATCTGCTCGTCCAAAATCTCTCTTGTTGACGAAGTCGACGTAAGCGTGGTAATGAACCCCTCCATCCTGGTGAAGTTCACGGCCGATGCGGTATTTAGCTCCCAGTTCGTCAAGACGGTCCAACAATGATTGAGGATCCCATCCGTCGGGAACTTGAGAGTACGTGAGAAAAACTCTCCTGCACGACAAGCGAAAAGAGTTTGGACGCCCAAGGCGTGTGCCCGGCTTGTGGGTGCATTTGTCGACGGCATCTTCCATAGACATAGGTTCCCCTCTCGAGTCAGCTCCTGTTGGGACATCGCTGCTAGTCCTTCTAGATGCCATGGCGTTGTGCTTCTTCGCCATCTTTCTTCGTGTTTTGGCACGCTCTTTAGCACCCGGTCGTCTTCGGGACGGCAGAGGGTTGTCTCGTTCTCTTGATCGCTCTCGCTGAGCAAGTCGTCTATGTCGTGTATTATCTGGTCTTCCAGCTCTACAGACGGGACTGCCAGGTTGCATGGCTTCGTCGGGTCTTCCTCGTCGCACGACGATATCACTATCGGGTTCGCTCGACTCCCCTTCGGATACAAACAAGGGGTGCCCGGTCTGAACTTGTTGCATATTTGGAGATGGTTCCTGCACGGTGGGCATGTTGGCCCCTTGCAAGAACTCAGGTGTTGCTCGCTCTGCAGCCATGTGCAGGTTGTGCAAGCTCCTATGGTGGGATATTTCTTCTTCAGTGTCGGAGGCGTCATTGATGAATTGATCCTCGAGGTCGTACTCT